AACAAGGAACATTAATGAAAAAAGTAAATTATCTAAACAACAGAGACCTATTATCCGAAATTCATAAGTCTAAGGGATCATTTTGCAGTTTTATAGACGACGCATACAGCGAATACAACTTGATTGTGAAAAACGTGGATGCAATAAACATTAGAACTGTTGCTCAAGCCAAGAGAAATAAAGCCAAAAAATTAACACATCAAGACTACGAAAGACGTAAAAAATTAGATCCTAAAACTAAATTGGGAGAATGCCAAATAGATTATAGAAAGATTGACAAGGATGATGTAGTTTTTAGGGTGATGACATTTGATCACGTGCCAGATGAACCTGGTAGAAAAAAGAATCCAAAAACAGTGGCAGATGGTAAAACCAAGGTAAACTTTCCACCATTCCAACATTGGAAATATGACAGAAAAGGCAATTTAATTTGTGTGGGAAAAAGTCACTGGGAAGGTGGTTTAGAAAACGGCAAATTCAATAAAGAATCAGGCAGAGCCACAAATGAACTGGCAAAAATGTGGATGAAACTGTGTGAACGTTATGGAACAAGAGGTAATGTAAGAGGTTACACATACAATGATGAGATGCAAGGACAAGCCATATTGCAATTGGCTCAAATTGGTTTACAATTTGATGAATCTAAATCAGATAATCCATTTGCTTATTACACAGCGGCAGTTACTAATTCGTTTGTAAGAATTATCAATATTGAAAAACGTAATCAAAATATTAGAGATGATATTCTGGAACTTAACAATATGATGCCTAGTATGTCACGACAGACTCAAGGCGATTCAGGTGCACCAAAGACTGCAAACAAATCGAATCCAAAACCCAAAGTCAGTAAACGAACGAAAAAGTAGTTGACAAATACAACACTTTCGTGTATTCTAAAGAAAAGTAGGAGATTATTTTGTTCAAGAAATTAGCAGTTTTTACCGACATTCATTTCGGATTAAAATCCAATTCTAAATTACACAACGATGACTGTGAAGAATTCGTTGATTGGTATATCGAACTAGCAAAGAAACATGGCTGTGAAACAGGATTGTTTTGTGGCGATTGGCATCACAACAGGAATAGTGTAAACATAACCACTATGGATGCTTCTATTAGATGTTTAGAAAAATTAGGAAAAGCATTTGATAAATTTTATTTCTTTCCAGGCAATCACGATTTATATTACAAAGACAGTAGAGATATTCAATCTGTAGAATTTGGCAGATTTATTCCCGGCATCACTATGGTTAATAAAATTACAAAAATAGATGACACTATATTAGTGCCTTGGTTAGTAGGCAATGAATGGAAAAAAGTTGGTAATATGGAATGCAAATATATGTTTGGTCATTTTGAATTACCCAACTTCTTTATGAATGCAATGGTAGAAATGCCTGACACAGGAGAATTACGACCAAGTGATTTTAAAAAACAAGAATACGTTTTCTCAGGACACTTTCATAAAAGACAGGTCAAAAATAATATTCATTATTTAGGCAATCCTTTTCCACACAATTATGCAGATGTTGATGACGATGAACGTGGTATGATGATATTAGAACATGGCACAGAGCCTGTTTATTTCAATTGGGATAATTGTCCCAAGTACAGAAATGTAAAATTAAGCACACTGTTGGACAAAACCAAAGAGATCATGAAAAAGAAAATGCATCTAAGAGTTACATTGGATATAGACATCAGTTTTGAAGAAGCCAGTTATATTAAAGAAACTTTTATGAAAGAATATAATTGTAGAGAAATAACACTAATCCCAAGCAAACAAGAAGAAGAAATTAACACAGAACTTGATATTACAAAATTTGAAAGTGTAGATCAAATTGTTTCTAAAGAAATTGAAACAATTGAGTCTGATGCATATGATAAATCTGTCTTGCTTAGAATATTTAGAGATTTAAACAATGATACTGATTAAAACAATTACTGTAAAAAACTTTATGAGTGTGGGTAATCAAACCCAAGCAATAGACTTTCAACAAAAATTATTAACACTGGTGTTGGGTGAAAACTTAGACATGGGTGGTGATGACGCAGGTTCACGTAATGGTACAGGTAAAACAACCATAGTCAACGCATTGTGTTACGCATTGTATGGCGAAGCACTTACAAAAATACGTAAAGACAATCTAGTGAATAAAACCAACAGCAAAGCAATGTTGGTCACAATAGCATTTGAAAAAGATGGTGTAAATTATAGAGTAGAACGTGGCAGAAAACCAAATGTAATGAAGTATTACATTGACGACCAAGAACAAGAACTATCAGATGTCAGTCAAGGAGATTCACGTAAAACACAAGAAGACCTGAACAGAATGATTGGAATGAATCCAAAAATGTTTAAACACATTGTGGCATTGAACACATACACTCAACCCTTTTTAAGTTTACACAACAATGAACAACAAGAAATAATTGAACAACTGTTAGGAATTCAGTTGTTGTCTGAGAAAGCAGACATCTTAAAAACACACATCAAACGTTCAAAAGAAGACATAGCACTGGAAACAGCAAGATTAGAAGGTTTAAAAATTAGCAATGAAAAAGTAGAAGAAACAATTCACAGTTTAAACAACAAAAGCAGTGCTTGGCAAAATCAAAACAGAACAGATATAGAAAAATTAGAAAAAAACTTGAAAGAGTTAGAAGGCGTAGACATTGATAAAGAATTAGAAACACATCAAAAACTTGAAGATTGGACAAAACTTAATGATGCGTTAAGACAATTGCAAAAAGACAGAGCCGGTTTGGAATCAACTATTGAACAAGCAGATAAGACAGCAAAAAAATTGCATGATGATTTAGAAAAACTTAATAGCGAAACTTCTTGTTATGCTTGTGGACAGGATCTGCCTCAAGATAAAATAGAACAAATGCAGAAAACTTTGGAAGAAGAATATGGAGAATCCAACAGTTATGTAATGGAATTGGCTGAACAATTAGAACAAACTGTAAAAGATATCAAAGCAGTGGGCGATTTGGATCAAAGACCTGACACATACTATGACACACTTAAAGAAGCATATGATCACAGACAATATGTGGAATCAATCAACACAGCACTTGTTAACAAAAAAGAAGAATCAAATCCATATCTAGATCAAATAGACGAATTAAAAAATCAAGCAGTACAAGAAATAAATTGGGACACAGCAAACACACTACAAAAATTGAAAGAACATCAAGAATTTTTGTATAAATTGTTGACAAATAAAGATTCTTTCATAAGAAAGAAAATAATTGATCAAAACTTAACCTTCTTGAACAACAGGTTAACTCACTACTTGGATCAATTGGGTCTTCCACACTTGGTCACATTTAAAAATGATTTAAGTGTGGAGATCACTCAACTGGGACAAGAACTAGACTTTGACAATTTGAGTAGAGGAGAAAGAAACAGATTAATTTTAGGTTTAAGTTTTGCATTTAGAGATGTATGGGAAAACTTGTATCAACAGATCAACTTGTTGTTCTTGGATGAATTAATAGATTCTGGTATGGATTCAGCAGGAGTTGAAAGCAGTTTGGCTATTTTGAAAAAAATGAGCAGAGAATCAGGCAAAAATATATTTTTAATATCCCACAAAGATGAATTGATGGGCAGAGTGAACAATGTGCTTAAGGTTGTTAAAGAAAACGGCTTCACAGCATATGCTAATGACGTAGAAACACATGACCATTCTAGATGATACACACGATAAACTGACCAAGGCGTACATGGCTTATTTTAAGGCAAACGAGTTGTTTGCTGAGAGGCGAAGCCTCGCTACCAAAGTAGCCGCTAGAAAGGCTTTAGCGGAAATTAGAATTTTGGCACGTCAAAGACGTAAAGAACTTGAAGCACAATACAAAGTGAGCAAGATCCAAAAACAACAAGAGCGAAAAAAATAATCAGTAAGTATGTCCATATGCCATGGACTTATCAGGGTAACCCCATTCATACACTGCCGGAAGACTGCGAAGGATTTGTGTATCTCATTACAAACACAACCAACGGTAAGAAGTATGTGGGTAAAAAACTGGCGAAATTCAAGAAGACACGTCCACCTCTCAAGGGCAGGATAAACAAACGTAGAAGCAAAGTTGAATCGGACTGGAAGGACTATTGGGGATCTTCAGACCATTTGAATGCTGACGTGGCAGAATTAGGCGAAGAAAAATTTACTAGGGAAATATTATACATCTGTAAAGGTAGAGGCATAATGAGTTATCTCGAGGCTCGAGAACAATTCGAAAGGCGAGTACTAGAAACCGATGATTACTACAACGGAATTATCAATGTGAGAGTTGGTGGTTCCCGAATCCTAAAAGAAGAACTTAAAAACTACAAAAAGGCTTAACATAGCAACATCGCTGATCGTAGATCCAGGAAGTGCGTTTGAAAAATAATGGTGAATCCTGAGTTGCAAGGCAAGTGCTTACTAAAGGCACAAAAGAAGATGCTCTGTGAAAAAGATACAACATCACAACTGCTCACTTTGTTTGTGAAGGGTGCCGCAGTTGACCGTGACTAATGAAGTCTGGAATAGGGAGTTGGCGGGTCACCGCTTCCGTACAAAAGTTCCTTTCACAAAATGGCAGGCTAGTCTCGCATGATGGCTTCATACTTTTCCCGTTACTGGGTGAAGTATGGATCAACTGTCTGCATGATGCACAACATAACTTCGTTATGTGATTGCTCAAATGCTTGAGCGTAAGCGAAAAGCAGAACGACGCTAGTCGTTCTTAAACATTGGGATCAAATGATTCACAATCCAACCATAAAGCGGCATCAGGTTCCGCTGACACAACGTGTTTCAACTTGGTGTGACTCCAGTTCCTAATCTCCAACTCTTTTAATACAGAATCAGAATACACATGAATAACATCTGGTTCCAATTTCAATATCTGTTTGATGGCTGTAGGATCTGGTTTTGATTCGTATGTCTGTATTGCTGTGACTTCAGGTATGGCACGAAAATCTCTGGCGTACTTGTCTCCGTGGAGCCAAGTGAGTGGGCCTGTGTTTTTGGAACGCAGTTTTAAATCGTTGGCATTGTGTCGCCAATGAATATTATTTTCTGCGAAGCCCGCCTCTACGAGTCGGTCATAAGTTTTTGATCCCACCGCATACACCTTTTGTTCCAACAGTTCTGTAAGACTGTGTGCATAGTGTTTGA